TCAAGCTCTTTGGTTATGCCATTGGTACTTCTCCCGATAGAACCGCTGTTACTGAACGTATCATTAATCTTGCTTGCGTGTTTAACAAGCCCTTTTAATGAATTGGAAACTTTGGTAATTTTATCAGGGTCAAGTCCGTCTATGCTTGCGGCAAGTTGTGAGAATCCGCTTGATAGATTGTCCAACGCCCTCTTATAAGTCCCGTTGTCCCGAAAGTTCTCAAGCGAATTATTCAGAACGCCAAGCTGTTTTTGAAGTTGGTCGATGGCGTTAATTGATTTATCGACACCTGCGCCTATCTCCAATGATAGACTGTCGATTACATCACCATCAGGCATATATCAAGTCTCCTTTCTTTCGGAGACGTATCAATCCGAAGTTTTCTGTTTGGCAATTTTTGAGTTTGCCGCCAATACCTCAAGCGAAGTAAAGAACGCCTCAACTTGTGCCATTTCCTGTTCTTCCGTCAAAGCAACTTCCTCAGACTCTCTCTTTGATGTAGCAAGTAACGGTTCCTCAAAATATCTGACCGAGGATTTGCGACCTGCGAGAACATTTTCCGTAGATGCAAGAGTAGCACGATGGACATACAGACCCATGCGCCACATCTCTTCATCTTTTCGTTCTGCACGGATTTCTTCTGCTCTGACATAAGGTTTGAGTTTCCGAGGATTAAGCGTCCAGAAAAGTTCTTCCGGAACGCCAATTGCAAGCGCACCCGGCAACCATTCGTACCTTATGTAGTCACGCAAAGAGTCGAAATCGTCAGGAGTCTTTTTTACTCTTCTGTAGTCTCTTCTTCTGTATCCTGTTGAGTCTCCGTCTCCGTTCCCTTGCTGAGTGCCTGAAAAAAATCAGAGTTTGCAAGCGAACCGGACAGAACTGCGAAAAGGTCTGCGAGATTGCCGCCGTTCACAATATGGCTCTGAATCTCATTTCCCGCCCAAACAAGATCATTGTCGTTGTATGTGGCAAGATAAGCACGGGCGACCGCAAGATTCTTCTTGCCAAAATCACTGATGGAAATTCCCATCATGTCGAAATCTGCCGCCGTGTTGAAGTCAAAGTCTTTTCCGAGATATTTGTTGCCGTTGACAGTGAAAGAATTAAGTGCCTTTTTCTTAGCCATTTGTTACGCCCTTTCCCTTGCATTAACGGCGCAAGAACCGATGATGTATAAAAGGAAAGGGGGAGCCAAAATGACTCCCCCGTAGACCTTGCGAAAATAAATTATGCCGTCGGAGCAACAGCGGCGGCCATGCCGACATACTCTGTGACAACGACGTTGATTTCCATTGTCAAAAGCTGATTCTGACCCATCTCCGGCATAGGCAGCTTCTTCGGCGGTTCAGCTTTGAAGAAGAAGCCTTTTGTGAGACGGGGATGGTAGACCTCAAACCAGACTTCCTGTCCGGATGTAAGGCCGTTGAACGCTGTGATAACAGCCTCCCATTCAGCAATAGTATCGTTTGTGGCATTGATAGTAATAGGAAGAGTCTCGTCCGTGTCCGCACGACCGGCCACTCTACGTGTTACCTCATCCACAAGTGCAGAAGCGTCAATGGCTTCTGTAGAAAGGGAAATACCGCCGATTGCATTAATACGGGTAAGCTCCGTAAACGATTCGGGCTGAGTAGCTCCAACAGCATATCCAAGTTTGACTCCGAGAGTCGAAAGACCTGCAAGTGCCATAATTTAAATACCCCCATGAAAATTAAAAGGAGTCGTGTTCCGCAACTAATCTGCGGAAACGTGCGACCCCAAACTTTATATCGTGATTTGTTTCATAAATCGGAAAGCCTGTTATATTGAATCTGAGTGCTTTCATTGCAAAGACGCAAGCATTCATGATTTTCTTAACATCCGACCGTTCATTTGAATAAACAGTAACTTGAATTGTCTCCCATATTGCATTTACGGAAGTATTGTCTAAGTTGTTGCCCGTTTCTATCGGTGTAAGCTCCGTAAAGAGGATTGTAGGCAGTTTTGTAGGAACGGTGTTATTGCCTTCGATTGTGAAGTAAATGTCCTTGTACGAGCCTTGTAACCCGTCTCTCACACGTTTTTCAAAGTGTGTGAAAAGAACTGCTTTTAAGTTTAAAAACCAATTCTCAGCCATAACATCACTTCCAATCTGAGAAAACCTTTCTTACAGTCCTGCCAAGCAAGACTTCATATGCCATTGCCTGATAAGCACCGTAGACGGGCATTGTAGCTTTCGTTCCGTAGGACTTTTTGCCGTCATAATACCAGTAATCATTCACACCGAGAGACCATTCCTTTTCGCCGTTTGTCCCGTACTTTCCTATTCGGAAGTCGGGATGTGCTTCACGGAACTTCTCTCCCTTATGCGCCGATTCGCCTTTGTTTCCGTTGTAGTGAACACCCGCTCCGTACTCAATGAAGATTAGATCGTCACCCGTCACACGTATATCCATCGTGACTTTGTTTCCGTCAAACGAAACGGATTTTACATATGCGTGTGAAGTGTCTGTTGTCTCGTTCTTAGCTTCATTAAATCGTGCATTAGCTTCTTTAATGCCTATCTTTGCAAGTTCATCCAAGAGCCGTTGTGTGTTCACAATTATCTGCCTTTTGTAATCTTCAAGATAGGCAATAGCGTCATTTATGCCTTTTTCGCTAAGTGGGAAATACTTCTTACGAGTACGCATTGTCGTTCATTCTCCGTAGAAGAATAAGCGTGATATTCATTGACGTAGCAACTCGCTTTACAATGTAATCAGCAGAGTTTTCATCAACTACATCCATATCTGTTACGGATACCGCCTCAGACGGGTTGAAGGTCTCGTCCCCGTTCTCGTCAACCATCACTGCGTTTTCGAGCGTTTTGTACTTAGGCTCCGACCTGTGCCATATTACGGAAGTCTCAGTGACAGGCAGCTCATGAGCATTCATAAGGATAAGGGCGTCATATGCGCTAATATCAATACCGAAAGCATTTGCAACCGCCACATTTCCTCTTGCGTAAGACTCAGAGCCTACAGGGATGATATTTCCGATAAAATCAACGGGTTCATCGTAGATAGGACTTGTGTATCCTGCGGAGACAGGCGTTTCAACACCGTCAATCTCCGTAGTAACTATCTTTCCATCCTCAACCGCATATAACGGCCTCTCTTCACCCAGGTTTGAATATTTCAAGTTCTGTTTATTCTTTAGTGCTGTGCGCAAAACACATCACCGCCTTAGAGTTTCGGTTCTACTTCGGGAAGTCCTGTACCGATACTCATAAGGACACTGACAAGGCTTGCAAGGGTGGCAGTTGAAACGACCATACCCCAATTCACATCACCCATGGCAGCGGCACTTCCGATAGAAGCGACCGCTCCCTGTGCGAACGTTCTGATAGCGCGAATAGCAACAGCTTTCGCAAATTCCTTTGTTTTATCAGACATTTTAACTACCCCCGTTTAGTCTGCCCTCAATCGTGTCAACACGGTGAGTCAGACTTTTGATAGAAGACTCTGCCGCAATGATTCTGTCATTGTGGTCTTTCATGTCCCTCTGCATTTCCTTGACACTATCTCTCGTATCTTTCGTTGCAGAGAGTACATCGTTTAGTTTTTCGTCCATTCTTGTTTCTGACCGGATTCTCTGTTCTCTGTCTTCATTGTCAGCTTTACGATTTCCACGCAAGCCCATGTAGACCGCAAACGCCACCGATATAATAGAAACAAATGTACGAATGTAATCCAGTGTTTCCGGCGACATACATACCCCCAACAGTGTTATAAGTACCCCACACAATATGCTTGTGTTCCCCAAAGCGCACATGTGTTCATCGAACAAACATGCGCCTCGCACCAATCCGCTCTCTACTTTCACACTATTCGGCTTAACGGAATAATCCCGTTGAAAAGACGGTCACGATCTCTGTACGTTCTTGTTACTGAGTTTTCGGTAGAACTCGTCTGAAACTCTATACCGATAGTGTTGTAGTCAAACAGTGCCAAGTTAAAAATGTGGGAACTGAACTGCGATAG